GGAAACAAATTCAATGAAGCAGGGTTCAAGAGATTCCCCGGCATTGCTGTTACGAAAACTAATTCAGCAACACTAACATCGCATCCATTATACAATGCAGCAAAAAACTTTGAGAATGTAAAAGCTGCTAAAATTATTGTGGATGAATTAATTGACGATCAATTCATTTTTGATTTATTTGCAAACATTGATGAGACTAAACCCGCTTATATTGTTCCAATATTAAAAAGCGAGGGAGATTCTTTAAATATGCTTCCAGTTGCATTGGCTGAAAAACTCTCCAATGCAAGCGGAATCCCCGTGTGGGGTAACTTGATTCAAGCTACTTCAGAACAAAGCACTGGTGCTGGAGTGAATGATAAGACGGAGATATCAAGGCAGTTCATGGGTGAAGCTCCCCCAGAAGGATCACAGATAATTATCGTTGATGATTATCTTGCTACTGGAAGAACAATCGCTTCGCTTGAAAATATGAGTGGAACGGCATCTGCTGTTGCAACAATAGCTCTTGGAAGATATGGGAGACAATATGGGCTTACCACTAAACAAGCAGAAAATTTACTTGAAAAAGCAAACACAACAAGAGAAAGATTTTATGAAATATATGGATTACAACCAGAACAAGCAATCACCGGAATTGAAGCCCAAGTCTACCTCCTTAATGGGGCCGCTGGGGAAAGTGGACTTACAAGTAGATTCCCTGTCGAAAAAATTTCACCAAGCAATGAAAGAATTAAAAACATTGCGAATATCCCAGAATCAATAGTTTTATTTTCTGGAGGAGGGTTGTTTGAACTTGGGATTAGAGGAATTGCAAGACCTGGGTATGCTGTAGAGGCTAATCAAAGAATTGCTGAATTCTACGAGGAGGCTCATGGAGTTCCCGTAATTCAAGAGTATGTCCAGAATGTAAAATTTTATGGGATTAATGGAGGACACTTCCATGCGTCTCCTGTTTGCAAGAATTTCTCTGGAGCTAAAAACAAAAAACAAATTACAGAAGCAGACATAGAGCTTGATAAGACTGCTGCAAATGCTGTTGCTCAAGCAATTACAGACATACAGCCAAATACAATTTCCATTGAAAATGTAAAACAATACATTGGTTCTGATTCATATAATACAATCATATCTGCTCTTGAGAAGAATGGTTATATTTATGATGCAAATGTATATAAGGCCAGCGATTTTGGATCGCCAACAAGCAGAGAGAGGCTTATTATCAGAGCCGTTAAAAAAGGTGGAGTTCTACCAGAAATAAAAAAGAAAAAGAAAACAATGTCTTGGTATGATTCTCTTAAAGACATTGTTAATGATTTGCCAGATCACAATATTTATGAGCGCAGATATCCTGCTAAAATGATGCGGGCATTGGAGCGCAAAGGAATTGATTTATTTAATGTTAGAGAACCGCTTTTAATTAGTGGAATGAGCGGAGAGTCTATGCGTTGGTCAAATGAACCTGCGTTTACACTCTTGGCATCATCTGGGTCTTTAAACATTATTGCTCTTCCTGGCGGCATTGTTAAAAAAGTTACAGCACGGGCAATGGCAAGAATGACTGGTGTTCCAGATTCATTTCCACTTCCAGAAGACGAAGCTCTTGCAAAAACAATTGTTGGAAATGGAATTCCTCCTGCGCTTACAAGATCGGTGATTGGCGACTTGATTCAAAAGAATCAAAAGCCAGAAGTTGCCGTTCCAAAACCAGTTGATAAAAAAAATCGCTACACATACGAAGAAGCTGTAAGGCTGGTTGACTCATACTTCGACAAGGAAGGAATACCAGAAGGTGTAGTTATTGTAAACAATACTACTGATCCAGACCTTGAGATGAAGGCAGGGTATTTCGTGAATCGTGGACAGATCGTTATTAACCTCGCATATATCGCTAAAGGAGAGAACCTATCTGATATTATCTCACACGAACTTGGTCACTTCATTTTTGGAGATCCAGAGTTCCAAGCTGAATTCAAGAAGTTCTGGGACTTAATGACACCAGAAGAACAAGCTGAAGCTGATAGGCTAATAAACCAATTTTACAACGAAGAGACTGGCGCAGTGCAGATGGAAGAGAAGCAAGTCCGTGCATTCATGCAGTTGATCCAAGAGGGCAATGCTCAACCACAATGGAAGAAGGTTCTGGATACGATCAAGCGTTGGATTAACAAGTATCTTAAAACGAACTTTCAGGTAACTGACAGAAACGCATTGGCAGTCCTTGCTGCCGCACACAAGCGATTTAAGAGTGGTGAGCGTATCATCCGTGAGATTGACTCTGGAGTGCTTAAAATGGCAGCAGAGCCGAAGCGTGAGCAAGTAGCAGGCAAGGAGCGCGGAGAGATCATTACGACTCCAGAAGGAATCATTAAGCAAACGAACGAGGTATTGCGTAAGAAGTTCTTCGATGGATCAGTAGTCTCTGACGAGAATACAAGTGCTGCATGGGATTACATAGAGCAATTGTTGGATATTAAATCTGGATCCGCATATGACTTGGCCGGACAGATCAACAATGTTGTAGATCAAGAAACAAATTCGGATACAAGAATGGGCGCTGGTTTGTTCTCTGTATCACTTGCAAATTACGCTGCAAAGTTGGCAGCTCAAGGCAATACTACAATGATTTCATATCTTGTTCGTAGAATTAATAGTATGCCAACCGATAATCGTGGAGGCACTGCAACAGAATCTGGTAGGGTGTTAAGAGGCAAGCGGGAATACGACATTGATGGATATCACACAATAACAACTGAACATGATTCCAAGGTTGAAAGAACGGCAGCTACATTGTTTGGAACAAGCAAGCCTAGCAAGGAGCAGGTAAGGGTTGTTCAAGATGCAATTGATGCCGCTGATGAAGAATCTATTGGAACCCCTGAAGACGTTGCTGCTGAAATTGAAAAGGTAGAGGAGCGAACAAAGCGTCCGATAATCAAGGCTATCGATGAAAAGATAAAAGAATCAACAGATCCAAAGAAAGAAGAACTTCTTATCTCGTTTGAGAATTTAGATGCAGATAGAAAAATCAAAGGAATCACGATTAAATATAATCCGCAGAAGGTAAACGCAGCCAAAAACATTAAAGATTTTATTATTGGCAAGATGGTTGACTATAGGAAAACACTTGTCAATCAAGGAGCGGGTGGACTTGAGTCTACATTCTGGCAGACGATGAGTAATCAAGAAAACAAGCCTGGCCCATTGGGAGAGCTTGACCAAGCGCAGAACAACGAACTTGCTAAGATCGTTAAGAGTACGCTTATTAAACTTGGACTAAAGGGAGAGCCTCCGAATACAAAGATGACAGACATTGAAAAGGTTGCGTCCATCTTGAACGAGAATAAGTTGAGTGATGAGAAGAGGCTTGAAGCTGATAGCAGGATCGTTGAGGAGATCGAGCGTAGAAGGCAGAGCGAACTTGCATCCGGCTCAAGCCCAGAAGCTGTTAACGCGAAATACGATGTCATTCTTGATGCTTGGAATGAAGCTATGAGCAGGCAGATTAATATGCCAATCAGCGACAATATGCTTCAGCGTTTGCTTAAATCAGAGATCAAGGAACGCAATACGAAGACAAGCGAGCTTATCAACGAAGAAGACGGAAGAGTTGTTGAGGAAGTTAAGAATGACATTGTTGATTCTATTATTCGCAGAATCTATGGTGTTTCTAAAGAGTCTGAAATTGGAATTGAGATGGATGAGGATTACACCAATCTTCAGTCTTATTTAAAGCAGACGCTTAACAATATGTATGCTACGGCCATTGATAAAAAAAATGCCGCATACGCAAAACGCCAAGCACAGATAAGTCTTAGGAGCAATGTTGAAGGACAAGCTCAATCAATCATCAATCAACTTGCAGATCAGATGACAGATACTCCTGCGTTCCCGCAGAAGCAAGAGAACCAAATTAAGGCTATTGTTCAACAAGACTTGAGGCAGAGACCAAACATGGGACGCAAGCAACCCTGGACGAGCCAGCTTACTGCAAAGCTTATACAGGCTGGAGTAAGCGAAACTCAGGCACAAAAGATCTCTGACCTCGTATGGAGGCAGCATGAGATTAAGGCAATGGATCGTGAGCTTAAAGAGCTTCAGACGGCAGCAGAGAAGGGATCTCTCGCAGTTATCATCCAGCGCATCAAAGACACTCCGCTTGCAATGCAACAAGAACCTAACTGGATGCAAGGCGTAATCCGCGAATACTTGGTTGAGGCAGGACTATCAGAGAATGCAGCTAAGACAGCAGCGAGGCTCTATGAAAGCGTGATATCTGAAAGATTCGCTGAAGCCAAGCAGAAGGCATTTGAAGCCGCTCTTAACAAGTCAGCACCTTGGAATAACTTCCTTTCTAGAAATGTTAAGCTTGGTAAGGACGCATTGAAGAAGATTCAAGAAGCAATTAGAACTGGAGTGCTTGATCCTACGCAGACTACAGAAAGCATTATTGCAAAGCAGAACGGATGGTCTGGCTTCAGCAAAGAACAACTAACTCGCATTGTCCAGTTGGATGACATACTTTCAGATAGTAATACTGATCAAGTCACAAAGGCCGAAGCAATGTCTGAACTGAATAAGATTATTGTAAAGGCAAAGATGCCAGTAAGATTCAAAGATGCAATCAGCTCATTCTATGTTGCTCAGGCTCTCATGGGTATTCCGACATTTACGGTTAACATTGCTAGCCCTACGTTTTTTGCAATTCGCAACTTGGCTATAGATGTTGCTAAATATGCAGCTACAGATCCGAAAAACATTCCGGTTGCATTTCAGAGCTTTATGAATTCCATGCAAAACTGGAAAGACAATTCTTTGTATGCATTTAAAAACCAAATTTATATGTCTGGTGAAATTGAATATATGCAAGGGCAAAACGTCCTGCGCGAATTATTTGATAAAGGAATGGATCAGTGGAAGAAGGGTGAGTATGCAAATGGCATGGCAAATATGCTTGTCGGCATGACGCAAATTACAGGGCGAGTTCTTTCATCTTTGGATCAAGGCGCAATTGCAATGATGGAAAGCCAAAATATTCCAAGGTATGCCCTTGATGCAATGGCATCTAATAAAAAGATTCCTAAAGATAAACGTAAAGAAATTGCAAATATTGCTCTTTATGGACGTAACCGTATGAAGCAAGACTTGATAGAGTCTGGAATGTCGCCAGAAAGAGCTGGAGTTCTTGCCGATCTTCAAATGCGTTCTGAGCTTATCGCATCACTCTCAGAGTACGGCATCAGCAAAACGGAAGTACTTGACGCTTCATTGAACGATGCGCTTCAGTCTGTTGGTAGAAATCGTGTTATTACAACAGAAGGATTCAAGCAGGAGCGCAATAACTTGCGTGATGCCGGAATAACATCTGGGCTTGCAATTGGGTTCCTTGAGAACCTTGCATCAAGTGCAAACAAGGGTGGTCAGGCACAGCAAATTTTCGCTAGAATGCTCTACGGATTTGCGCTAGTTCCGGCTCGCGTTTTCTCTACGGCGCTATGGTTTAGTCCAGTTGGATTCGTTAGGCTTGGCGTTGATTCATTACTAAAGAAAGCAGGGGTTGAATCACGTTATGCAATGTCACTTGCCACTGACCTTCAATACAAGCAACGTGTTTATGAGTCTATTGCTGGAACTGTTTTATTGGGCGCACTTGCATCAGTAGTGAAAAGCTCAACAGATGACGAAGACGATGAATTGCCATTTAAAATTGTAGCTACAGGTAACGGGCCTAACTACACCACTGATCCTCAATACTACGATTCATGGAACAAGAGGAATAAACCAGGCGAGTTGTCCATGTACTTTGGTAAAACAAAATTCACCTTAAACATTGGAAGAGGTGGTGAAGCAGTATCTATTCCGTTTATGATTGCTGGTGCATTTGACGATTGGAATATTAAATCAAAGCAAAATTCAGCAAAAAACTCACCAAAAGATTTAGAGATGGCGGCAGAGGTATTGGGTTCAGCGTTCTATGCCTTCGCTCAACGTGGCCCTTGGGCTGCATTTGGAAAGCCATTGTTCGACGCTAAAAAGCAAGACAAGCTTGTTCCAGAACTATTTGGTAAGGCGGCATACTTGGGCAAAACATTTGTTCCAATTCTAGGGTCTTCGCTTGCAAGAAACATATCCGACTTCATCAATGATCCGATTGACAAGTCTTCTGTTCAAGGAGCTATTTATGCAAACACTCCGGTGATTGGGCCAATGCTTGGCACAAAGGCACTCAATGCGCTTGGTCAGCCAGTTAGGGGAGATGATTGGAATGATAAGCTGTTCAAGCTTGGCGTTCCGATTGTATTCTCGTTCCCTAAAAACTCACCAGAAAATGACCTCAATATATTGATTCTAAAGAAAGGTGACGGGCCAACAATTCCTACAAGGACAAATGCACAGAAGAAATTTGGTGACATTATGACGGATAAAGAATTTGAAACATATGTTCGTGAGTATGGACGAGTTGTATCAGACAAGATGTTCAAGAACAGAAAGAGGCTTGAAGGTATGAATTCAGAGAACTATACTAAAGAACTAGATAAATATGTTAATGGGTACTCAATCGATGGGATTAAAGTCACAGGAGCTTCTGACATGGCAATTCGCGCTGTAAGAAAAGCAAGGAACCAATGATCGAATACGAGTATATTGACAAGTCAACATCACCTAATGGGGGATGGAAGATTAAGGTTCCCCAAACTGGCATTGAATTCAAGCACTACGATTACAAGTCCATTTGCAACGCATACAAGAATCATTGTGCAGCTAACGGGATATTCCTTACTCCAACTTGGGAAGAGGAGTTTATCTCTGAAATGTGCAAGCAGAACGCGCATTGGGGAAGAATGTGCAGGAGAGTTGATATGAAGAAAATACAGAAGAGAAAGCTTTCGTTAACATCGGTCATGTCATTCTTGGGCATGATGAAAGCATGGGCGCAATCTACGTTATCCGGCAAGGATGCCTTTGTATCTCAGGCAGAGGCTGAAAGAAGGGCTTCTATTTGTGCTAACTGCCCAATGAATGTTACGCTACAATTCTCATGTGGAGCTTGCATGGGCGCTGTTATTACGTTAATGAGTTCCATTATTGGGAACAGAAAGACAGAGCAAGATAAAGATCTCGGTGCTTGCCTTGTGTGTAGCTGCTCTCTAAAGGCTGCTGTCCACGTTCCGATTGAAGTGCAACGTGAAGGGTTAACCAACGAAATAAACCAAGAGTTTGACAACATTAAATACTGCTGGAAACGAATAGAAACATGAACTTCTTACATGAACGAGATTTTGGTGATATTGTTTTAAGCTTGGCGGTAGTTAAGTCTGCTACTGACAATGCGAATTACTACATTCAAAACAATCCGAAGGCGGTTAAGTTACTGGCTCCGCTTATTGAGTTTCAATCGTATATCAATAAATGCGACAGCTTTAAATCTCAGGACATTGATAAGTCATTCGTTGACTTCAGAAAGCAGGGATTGCCGTGGGGAGTTCAGCTTGGCTTGCATCATGCAACATGGGTGAATCAACATACCGACTTCTCCAAGCAATGGTTGACCGCCCCTAAAGAATCTAAATACAACGGAACGATTATTGTTAACAAGACAGAGAGATACGCTAACCCATTGTTTCCGTGGATACAGCTTGTCAAGATACTTGGAGATAGAATGCTATTTGTTGGACATGACAATGAATACGATTTGTTTTGCCGTAGATTTGGTAAAGTTAAAAGGCTTGTAATTAAAGACTATTTACACCTAGCCACAGCAATCAATAGCTCTGATTGTTTTATTGGAAATCAAAGTTCAGCAAATTGTGTGGCGGAAGGATTGAAGCATCGCAGTGTTCAGGAGGTTTGCTTGTGGCAACCTGATTGTATTTATAAACGATACAATGCTACGCTTTGCTATGATGGAACAATAGATACAGAGATAGCTGGAGTTAAGGTTCAAATAGAACGACCAAGGGGTAATGTAAACAAACAAGAGTCGCCTCCTGGCGGTTGGAATCTAACAATAAACGGAAAGCTGTTTAACAGCTATGCACTTGACGTTGTTGTCAACCATGCAAGGAATAATGGAATTACTGGCAGGAAGCTGGAAATTGAGGAAATGATAGTTGCTGAAACAATCTCTAATAAGAAGCTTGACCCAATCATGGATAGGTTTGCCAATGATATTAATCGCGTAAAGGAATTGCTTGAAAAGATATGAACGAGACAAGCAAGGCAATGAGACGCAGGATGATTGAAGATGAACTTGGGATCTTCAACTGGAGCCAAATTATAAGCGGCAAGGGAATTGATGTAGGATGTGGGCCGGACAAGGTGTGGGACGATAACTGCATGGCGTTTGATCAAGAGCAAGGTGACGCAAACAAGATATCTGAATACTTCTCAGATGAGTTTGATTACCTACACGCATCACAATGCTTGGAGCATATGCATGATCCATACGCTTCAATGGTTGAGTGGCTGAAGATCGTTCGTTCCGGTGGACACGCAATCATATCAATCCCTGACTGGACGTTGTATGAAGGAAGAGTATGGCCGTCTCGATATAATCCAGATCACAAAAGCACATGGAGTTTTACCTTTGAGCAAAGTCCATCAAAGTATCATGTGAATATCTATAAATTCTTAGAAATGCTTTCTCCGCACTGCTACGCTAAGAGGGTTATGCTGATAGACAACAACTACAACTACAGCGTTCCGACAAGCGTGGATCAGACGTTTGAAGAATCAAATGGAGTTGAGGCATTTATTGAAATGGTTTTATGCAAGCAGCAGGGATTGATCAATATCCTCTGAGACAAATAGTAGGTATTAATCAATAGATAGAACGGAACTTGCTAAACGCTTGCTTCCATCCAGAGCTTGCCGTCTTATTGTTCGTATTTAACGCTTTTGTTGCTTGAGTGCTGTCTAGGTTCAATCTCTCCCTTGCGAGGGCTAGGAGGCCCATCCCAGCGTCAGCAATGTCGGGTGATATGCCGAACCTTGATTTCATTTCAGACTTGGGCAGAACTTTGATACGGAGAGCAAGGTTCTTCTCACCATTTGGGTCGAGCTTTCTCATGCACATCTCACGCAGTAAGTCATCACCGATTCCCTTGATCTGACCAGTCCGCATATACTCTTTGGCTGAATACCAAATCTCCGAAACTGAGTTAACATACCTTTCGTGCGATGGGGTTGGATCGTAAGCTGACACTGGATTATCGGACGCTCTCCCGCCAAACTGAAGACCATATACGTCTTTTGACCATGCTACCGAGATAAAGTCTCCTAGCGGCCCGCCAGCTCCAGACTTATCGTATCCAGCATTCTTAGGCTGAACGCCCCTAGCCAAACACTCATTACGAAACCATTGTACTACCTGCTGAGATCTAGTCATGGATTTGTCAGTAACATCTTCACTGAACACAAGGTATTCGTCGTATTGAAGTCCACGATAGCCATGCGGTTCAGCAAGTTTACCAACAGTGCCGAAGTAAAGCACAGTCCTATCACCTCCGTTAGTGAATGATGGATCGAGGAACGCTACCTTAACCTTGTCGTTATCAAGCCATATCGCCTTGTCAGTAGCATTAGAGTTAAGTATCTCAACCTCAGAGTAAATTTGATCCGTGATACCAGCGGGACACCAGAATCCACGATACATTCGCCAGAATGAGGAAGTATTCTTAGCGTCCTCTGGGATCTTCTCAAAGTCTTGTGGACCTTCCATCCATGAGTAAATTTTCTTTCGTGCAACCATGTTAGGATTCTTCAGCCCATCAAAGTGCAGGCACACTCCACGATCTGTCTTCCATTCTTCGTCATCTACGTCAATTGAATCCCATCCATCCTTGGGTTTAGCAAACTTACCAAACGCATCTACATACGAAGCAGGGTTAGAGATTCCGATAAACTGGAATCGTTCACAACCCTTGGACAAGTTGAAAAATGCAACCTCAGTAATAGCCTCAGATAGCTCAGAAAGCTCGTCTGCTACAAAGATCACGTTCTTGTTGTGGATACCTTGCATCTTACCAGTAGCGTCACGTTCCTTCTTCTTCTCGCCTGGGATAAGAACAATGCCGGAAAGGTCTGACCTCTTACCTCCAGCACCTACAAAGCTGATCTTATTCTCCGAATCAACAAGATGACCAGGAAGGGAAAGCTGTTCACACACTCCCCAATACCTTGTTATCTTACCCCAAATACGCTGCTTAGATGCTTTAATCGTGGTGGATGTCGCAAGTACCGTAGTGTTCTCTGGATCTGCAAGGTAGTTTATGATCGCCCAGATTGCATAAGCTTCTGATTTACCACAACCACCGGAGCCAGCGATTGCAAGGTATTCATGGTCACAGGCAGCGCGGATCATTCGTTCAGCCCAAGGATGCCAGATGAAATTGACAGCAGCTTTGTTATCACGCTCAGGCCAGAATGCCCTTGCTATCCTCTGGAAGTGAAAGAACGTATCAACATCCCCAGTGTCCTTGGGAATTCTTAGAGTTATCTTTTCTCGGAACATAGCCAACTCAATAGCTATTTGGTGTGTATTCTTACGCCAGTTAAATCCGTATTGGTGAAGGTATCCTTCAAGCGGGTCGCCAAAAATAGGAGCAAAATTCATTGAAAAAATATTACAATAAATAAAAATTATCGCAATTAGTTATTGCAATAAAATACAAGTCTGCTAATTTTATGTCCGCAATGACACTATTACAGGAACTTGGGTTGAGAAAAACAAAATCTGAAATTTTTATTGACGAGAAGCGTAAAGATGTAGATTTTGAAATTATTGTTAAACCAGAAGATTATGTTAACGGAATTAAACATGACCCTACAAAGTCTCCACTTGCTCTTGCAGTATCACGGGCGATTGGAGGAAGCGGATTCGTGCTTGATAGGGCAGGTTTTAAAGTTATCATTATTTCTCGCGGCATTTATGAGTATGGTTTCTTTATGCCTCGGCGGGTGTGGAGGAAGGTGAACTGCCAAGAATTCGTTGATGACAGATCTCCATCGTCTCCGATAAAGTTCATGGCAACATTTTCAATGTTATTTTAATATGAAGCTAACAATACCAGTATCTAGGCATGATCGTCATTTGATCCCTAACCTTGTTAAATCACTTGAATCATTTAAGCCTGGGTCAGACCATGAGCTGATTATATTTGGATCGCGTGAAGTTGAGCAAGATGTGCTTGAGCTTAACAAGAAGATTAAGCATTTGTTTGACGCATCCGAGACTCTCATCATTGATGACACGATGTTAGGCTGGCCTATGTCGTGTAACTTCTACTTCCAGCAACTATGCCGTCATCTTGCCGGAAAAAAAGACATGGATGCTTTCATGTGGTTTGAGCTTGATACAACCATTTTAAAGAACAACTGGCTTGACATCATATCTGCTGAATACTATGCGGATACAACAAGGGCAGCTAAAGAGAAGCGCAATCCTCGCATTTACCTTGGCGCAAGGGAACGTGTGTACGAAGGAAAGAACGGAGAGCTTCTGCCAGAATCACTTGCTGGTCAACGCATGGCTCCGATTGGAGTGTATTCCAAGAAGATATGTACTTCTCATGTATTGAATTCCCTTTCCATGTCCAACAGGCATTGGACTCATGTAATACAATGGTACGTTGTTAAGGAGTTAAATAACTCAAATTTGATCCAAAACAATTGGCGCACAAAAAACTATCGCCATGAAGGTGAAAACATTGTATGTGATTCGGATGCCAATTTAGCTTGGGATGTTCATTGGAATAAACCAGTGGATGAAAGTGCTGTTCTTGTGCATGGTTGCAAAGACAGCTCTTTATTCAAGTTATTGTTGGACAATAGTAATGATGATATGAAAATGATAAAAAACCTTTCAGTTGAAGACGCTGAAGACATTATGGAAGATATCGAAGATGCGACATACTCTGACTCAGAGTCGCAATCTAAATCATATAAACAACGCAATAAGTCTTCAAAGAAAAAACAAAAGGAAACTGAAGAATGAGCGATGTATTAGAAACACTTTCCAAAAGCGGAACCCCTCCTGTTTCGCGTATTAAAGATGCTAAGTCAGCCTATGAGATTTGGGAGACACTACGACGAGCGGATGCCGTTTCGTCTTTTGATCGCAGTAAGATTGATGCTGCTTATGACAATGAACGACCATACGACGAAAGAGCTTTGATCAATGCTGGGCAAGCATATCGGGTAAACGTATCTTGGGGATTTGCAAAGCAAGTCCTTGATACCGCAATGGCCGGATACACGGATATTATCAATGCTCCGCAAACATTCTTCTCATGCCCTACACTTTACGGATTACAGACAGAGCAAGATGAACTTTCTCAGGTTGTAGCACAAGAGGTTACTGCCGCCATCCGGTCTTGGAGGAACTTCTTTCCAACATACCTCAAGCTTTGCAATAGCTTTATCAAGCATGGTGTTGGCGTTGTCATGTTCAACGATGAATGGGATTGGCGCTGGAAGTCTACGGAT